AGCCAACGTCGTTCGGCAGAGCCTTCGGCTCGTCGAAAGAGTCGGCGCCGGTGTCGTCGGGGCCTGCGCCTGTAACGGTGAAAATCTGAGTGTCGGTGAAAGCCAGCGACACATCATCGAGCATGGCCACGCCGCGCACGCTCCCTGGAACGGCCTTGCGGAATGCCGTATCCTCGGAGAATTCCAGCGCCTCGCCGGTGAAGTAGAACTTGGACCAGCGCATCTCGCCGGGCGTCTCAAGCCCGCCAATGATGACGCGCTCCTTCCCAGCCCAGATGTAGCGGCACGGGGGCGGCGGGTCGTGCTGCAGGGGACCGCTGAGAGCGCCGCGCGCGCCCTGCGTGTACACGACCGCCTTGTCTTTGATTGCCGCGTCGTCAAGCGTATCGGTGGCCGTCCCGATCGTTCCGTACGCGCCTCCGACCTTTACCGAGTAGCCCAGCTCGTCTGTGAGCTGGTGGAAGATCTGACCGTCACCCTCGGTGCGCCATAGGTGCTGGCGTACGCGATAGTCGGGCGCCCAGATCATGTCGCGCCAGCTCGTTGCCAGGCGGGAGCTTTGCTTTGGCACCTGCCACTTGAGCGCGACGCTGCTGTCCCCGCCGCCCAAGACAGCGGTCACCGGGTCACTCACGCCAGACAGGTGCAGGAGCCCGTTCGCGTCAATCCAGTGATGCGTCAGGAGGTACTGGTAGCTCTTGCTAGGGGCCATCGAGCCGCCGCCGCCTGGCGTTGCGCTGATGATGCGCGGCGCGTCCAGAAACCCGACCTCGTGCGCCAGTGCGCCGTCGAACATGCTGGTGACGCCGCCGGACAGGTAAAGATTCCCGCCAACCACTGCGCCCTGAAAGCGCTCGGTGCCGCCGTATTCAATTCGCACAAGGTCGACTGACGTAAGAGGCGTGCCAGCAGTCGGGTCCTGCCCGACAATGACCGGCGCCGCGAACAAGGCAAAGGTGCGCCCGTCGATGGTGTAGCTCACGTTTTCAGACACGTGAGCGTCAGAATCGATTGCATCAAGCGCAGCGCCGCGAGCAACAGCGCTGAACGGCTGGCGGTCCGTGGCGTACCGCAGATAGTAGGTGCGATCGAACGTCGACTTGTTCACCGCCCAAAACCACTTGTCACCGTTCAGGTCCAAAGTTTTAGAGGCAATGCGCATTCCAGCGTGCTCGTCGAAGTCGACCGTGCCCACGAGTGACGTAACGTCCACGCTCCACGTGCGTACGCGCTGGTCTAGCGCCGTCGCCGCGTCCTCTTGCGAGATGCTAACGCGAAAGGTGTTTGTGCCAATCAGGCAGATGGTGGGCTGGCCCATGTGCGTTGCTTGCACGTCGAGCGAATTCGAGCCAAGGAGCGCGAGAGTGCTCGTGACGAACGAACGGACACCAAGCTGGCCGCCCGCAGTCTTCCACGCGACCATGACCCTGTCCTGAGCGGCGTCGCCAAAAACGGTCGGTACGCCGGAGCCACCGTCCGTTGATGAGCCCGTGACAGTACCGGTAAAACTAATCTTTGCCAGCACGAGCCCAGCGGCGGCGACATGGACTAGCAGCGCCGTGGTGCCATCGTACGCGCACAAGTCGTAATAGTCGCTAGTCAATGCGGTGCCAGTGATGATGCTAATTGGCGCTGTCCAGGTCGTACCCGCCGCGCCGGCGGTATTGAAGTAAGTCGTCTTGATGAGCGATGGCGCGCCCGAAGCGTCCACGTAAGTCAGAACAAAGCGATTCGCGATGGCGACAACGCGAGGGCGCCGAGCGCCCACGTTACCGAGCTGCGCGAAGTGCAAAAGAGTCATGTTGGAGGCGTCGTAGACAGCAGCACAGACGGTGCTCGTGCTGCTGAGCACCTCAAACACCACACAGATGCGACCGTTCGCGTAGGCCACGCTAGGGCGCAGCGCGCGACCGTTCAGGTTCTTCCCGACCGCGAAGCGCTCGGGTGCGGACCACGGAGAGAGCGAATTCCAGTCACGCCAACGATCGAAGGTGGGCGAGTAGGAATAGACGCGGGTGTCTCCAATCGCCACCTTCTCGGCGCCGCGCGCAAACACCGCCTTGATGCTACTCATCGCCAGCGAGCTGTCTTGCGTCAGGACGGTGTGAGCGTCGAAGCCGGGGCGCTTGATGATTCGCCCTTCGCGATCGAAACGAATGTTTTTCGCCGACTTCAACACGCCAAGCGGTGCGATCTTCGGATCAACGCTATGATCAGCGCCCTTGAGAAAAGGCAGATGAATTAGGGCCATTAGCTTGCGACCTCCTCAATCGTGAAGAACGAAAGTCCGGAGTCTGCGGTAATGTCGCGACTAGCAACGGAGTTGTTTAAGAGCCCGACAGTGACCGTATCGCCAGGGACAACCTCGAAGGTGTCCGCTATGGAGACGCAAATCTCGTCAGCGCGCGCGACGACGTAGTTCGTGTACGCTTGTGAGACCCCGTTTTTGCGAATCCTCAGCACGAATAGCTCACCTAGGGTGGTCGTCGGGACGCGCACCTGGGCGCGAACATGGAGGCGTCGGTGGCTGTTCGTGGTGTAGATGGGCGTCGCCGCGGTGTACTCGTTCTGCGTGTCCAGCTGCTCCGTCTTGTAGTTGACGACCACTTCACCGGCGCCAGAAGCGATGGTCTGAAGCGTGCCAACTGAGGCGCGGACAAGCGCCTTTTTGGCGTTGAGAATGGTGTACGTGCCAGCCGCAACGCTGGAATAGGAAGTCAGCCAAGAGTCGCCCTCGTTGTCGATGAAGCGGTTGTCGGTGCCGTCGTCTTGGCGAACGATGTGCCGCATGAACGAGCCGCCGCCCGTGACCTTGTTACGCGCAATCGTGTTGCCGCTTGGCTGGAACGCGGCCCCGCCAGCATTGTCGAGCCGAATCGCGGCTATCGCGCGAGCGCCAACGTTCCATGCGTCCGTCGGGTTCACGTCGTGAATGTTGTTGTCGTGGACGTAGTTGTCGGCCGCCGAGGCCGAGGCCGAGCCGCCGAAGTAGATGCCGGCGAGCCCGGGGCGCATGATGGTGTTGCCGTAGGCGTTGTTTCTCGACGCGCCGTGGATGAACTTCAGCCCGACATTGAAGCAGTCGACCAAATTGTTACTGTGGAGAACACTCTCCGAGGCGAAACAGTCGATACCCTCGCCAACGTTCTTGATGTAGTTGTCGTAGACCAAAACACCATGCGCGGTCCCAGCGCCAAGGTTGATGCCATCCGTCTGCATGTTCACGCCGCCCGGAAGCGCAGCGCCGGTCATCGTGAGGTTTTCGATAGTGTTGTCGTAAATCTTTAGATTCCGACAATTCACCGAATTGACGCGACTGCCGTCGGTCTCGATGCCCGTTATCTGCAGAGAAGTAACGACGGCCGACGTGCACTCGTGCAAGTAGCAATGAGAGACTTCGCTCCGGACAACGGTGTCGAGCGTAATCAGGTTTCCAGCCGGAATGCCGCTCACCTCGACGCGCCTGATATTCAGGCCAGCGACGTTGCGCGCCATGACCGGATACAGGTAGCGCCCGTCGCTGACCTCGCTTTCGATCGAGAAGTCTTCAAGCGTGACGTTGGTTAGAGGAGTGAAGCTTCCGCTGAGCTCGCCCTGCGCAGCAATCGCAACGCTTGTCGCGCTGCGCGTCCCGTTCACCGTGTTGGTGAACCTCGCCGCCGGCATGTAAAGAGTGGTCGCGCCCATGCCAGCGCCGCGCAGCGTAACGTTGCTTAGCATCGTGAGCCATCCCGCAATCCAGAACTTGCCCGCAGGCAACAGCACCGCGACCGGGCCCGCGCGCGCGGCACCGGCCGTACTTGCGCGCACAATCGCGGCATTGATGACAGCAGTGTTGTAGGGACCGGCGCTCAAGCTGTTTGGTGCCAGCGGAAGGGCGTCAAAGAGGCTGACAGAGAACCAATTGTCACCGTCGTGGATGAACGTCCCCGACCCGACAAGAACACCCGTCGCGAGCCCATCCAGCGTGCTCTCAACGGGGCGAATCGTCACCAAGCCGCCTGACCCGTTCCAGACAATGAGCGGGCGCCCCCGCTCGCTCTGCTTCGGCTTGGTCAGCAATAGCTCCACGGGCTTAAGCACGCGCACAAACTGCCCAGGGCGGGCGATGTAGCCGGCGCGCAAAACCAACGCCACCACGCTCAAGTCGATGCGCTCGCTCAGCGCATTGACTTCACCAAAGAAGCTATCCTCGAGCTGAACCAGCCGACGATTTAGCTCGGGGTCCTTCTTCGTGAACTCGCGAATGCGCGCGCTCATGCGTCACGGCGCCTCACGAACGGCCAGAACGTTCGCCCTTCCGGTTGAACGTCCTGGACTTGCTTTGGCGTGGCCGCCTGACGCTCAGAAGCCATCTCCATGATGCGCTCTTTCTCGCGGTCGAACATGCGCTCCAAGTCGCCGTACGGCATCTCTTCGATAGCTCGCAGCTCCATGGCAACGCGCAGCGCGGGCAGCTTCTCCCAGCCGTTCACGCAATCAACCGTGTCCACGTCACCCACGAGAATCGGCGCGATCGGCACGTAGCGCAGGCGCCCCGTAACCGCGAGCGTCGGCGTGGGCAAGAACTCAATCTGGAACGCAAGCAACCGGTAGCCCTTCGGCGCCCAGGCTGCCCAGTTTTGATAGTTGTTGTACGCGGGACGGTCCTCGACGCGGTCAATGTCGCCGACGAGTTCGTGGTCGTTCGGTCCCCACTCGAGCACGACTGACTTGGCCTCGTAGAAGTCAGCCGGCAGGCTGTACGCGCTCGTGCCCGCAACGATAGCGAGCGCCGACGACGCGATGCCGTAGTCCTGACCGCGCGCCGCTACGAGCAAGTCCCAGAACTCCGCGACCGCGAGGTTCACCAGGTCGTTCACGGACGCGACAGAGGGAACACCACCGTCCGTGTCCGGCACGAATGCGTCAGCGCCGCCGGGGCGCTGGTCAGCGTAAAGGCGCGCCAGGCCCCGGATCTTCGCCAGGGAAACCAAGCGCGCCATGGGTCACTCCTCTTCCGGCTTGTACCCGTGCCCGCAGGCTTCGCTCAGCTCTCGGAAGGCAGCAGCAATGGCCGCACCGTCGCCGCCCTTGACGGCATCGGCAAACGCGGTGCCGGCTGCTTCTTCGCGGTCGGCGCCAACGTCCACTTCTTCCGCAGGCTCGGCATCGTCCTCGGGCATGCCCAAGAACAGCGCCGTGTCTTTGGCCTTGTCTGCCATCAGGCCGCCACGTCCTCGAATTCGAGGTCTACGTAGATGCAGCGGTCCTTGGCGCCTGACCCGGTCGCCACGTCGGTGTTTGCCGTGCCCGTCTTGAGCTTCACCACCGCCGTGATGGCAGTGCCGAGGCCTTCGCCGACCACGGGACCAAGCTGCGCGTAAAGGTCGACGTTGTCACGCTCGTCCTTGTAGCAAGCCTGGAAGTCGCGCAGCTTGTAGTAGCTGCTGAGCAGCGTGATGATGAACTTGCCAGTGGCAGTCCACACCACGCTCGAGACGCCGCCCTCGCTCTCCCAAACCGGCACACCTGCCGCGTTGGGGTAGATGCGCACGTTGATGCGCTTGAGGTCGATGCCATAAGTCTTGGCGCCGCGCTTAATCAGCTCGGAAGCCATCTCACAGACTCCGCTGGCGAAGAACCACCACAATCTTGCCGGCCGGCGTTGCTACGCCAGACGCTTGCTTGGTGGCCTCGACGGCGAACGTCCCGCCGCGAACGACGTTCTGAGCGCCAGCCGCCAGCGTGAGCTGGTAACCTGCCTTGGCCGTGACGGCCTGCCCGGTGATGGTTTGCTTGCTCGCCACCGTGGTCTTGTTCGCCCCCGCCGCGTCGAACTTTGAAAGAACGAACGTAGCGGTGTTGGCGGCGTCAGCTGCCACGCCAGCACCAGCCGCAAAGTAAGCGTCGAGCACCTCGCCATCGAACGGGATGGCCGTCCACTCGCTTTCGGCAAGTGGCGTCGCTGGCGTAGCTGCGGCCGCCACCGGAATCTCGATGGTGACGGTCAGCACCGCGTTTGCGGCGCGCTCGGCACCCGAAGGGGCACCGGTGAAGGCCGCGAGCGCTGGGCAGTCCAGCAGCGCGCCTTGAAAGAACTCTTTGGTGTATTCAGCAAGGGACATGATGCCGACCTCTCAGAACGATCCGCAGATCGCGTTGGACGGGTCCTTGCACCCGATGTTGCCGTAGGCGCCGATATCGATCTGGTATGCGTCTTCGCCCTGAACGCGCACCATCTTGCCGAGCCCGTCGAAGTCGAGCAGGCGAGGGCAGTCGCCCGCAGTCGCCAGCTCGAATTGGTCAGGGTCGACGATCCAGAAGAAGCCCTTGGGCACGTCCACTTCGGACATGACCGTGACGGTCCCGATGGCGGTCTCGAGCTCGATACCGCGGAAGCCGAGGTTGGCCACCTTGGTCTCGACGTCAATGAACCGGTCGGAGCCGACTTCCTTCACGATGCTCGTGAAGTCAATCGGGTTGACGGCGCACTTGGTGCCGTACGCGCCGTGGACTTGGCCCTCAGCGCAGGCGTCGAGCAGCGTGGCCTCTTTCGAGCCGCCGTTGCCCGTCTTGCGGTAGCCGGCCAGACGGAACTCGTGATTCGAGCGGTTCACGCCGAAGAACGAGTCACCGACAGTCGGCGCCGTGATTGGAATATGGCCGGGGATACCGGTCATGCACTGGCCGTAATCGCCAGAGCGGAAGATGAACGCGGTGTCGATGATGCCGGAAACCGTGTTCAGGTTGCCGCTCATCGTGAGCTTGCCGGTGCTCGGTTCGATCTTCAGAACCTGCAGCTGGCGGCCGGAGTCGTAGAGCCCGCCGGGCGAGGTGCCGGAGCCGTCGTCTACGGAGAACTGCAGCCACATGCCCTGCTCGAAGCGGACAACGTCCGAAAGCAGGCCAAGCGTGATGACAGCGCCCGTGAGCGTGGTGCCAGAGCGAATGCGGCCCAGCGAGCCTCCGCCGTTACCCCAGACGCGCGCCGCAATGGCACGACCGAAGGCGTAATTGGCCTTGTCGAACTCCTCGGTGACGGCGCTCTTCAGGGCGTTCGCGTCGCCCATGCTCTTGGCGATCGTCGAGCCCTTGATGCGCGCTACCTGGTACTCAGTCCGGTGCTGCAGAAAGAAGCGTTCGCTCTTGCTGCCACCCTGATTCGAGTAGGCCTTTTGGTAGTCGGAGCTGCCACCATTGGTCGGTGCAGTCGAAACCGTATAGTGCTTGCCCTCGCCACCGAACTTCTTGTCGGTGCCCATGAGAGCGAGCATCTTGGACTTTTTGTAGCCCGTGAAAGCGAACCCCTTGGGGTATTGACGCTTGAAAAACGGGAGGAAACTAGTGTCATTCGCGGAAGCGACCATGAGGGCTCCAGGTTTCCCGGTGCCCTCGAGCTGGCTTGCTTACGCGTTACCGCGAGCCCAATTCAGCAGAGCAGGGGGAAGAAAATCCGCCGAGTCGTCGGCTAGCTCCTCTTCGGTTAGCTCTCGCGTAACCGTGGGTGCTGTCTGCGCCGACACACTGAGCGACTTGCCTTTGACTGATGGCGCTTGCGCCTGCCCTGGTTTGCTCGGGTTTCCAGTCCCGCGTTCCGACACGTTGTCGGCAGTCCGTTTTTCGCGCTTCGCGCGCGCCCGCTCGGACAACTCGGATTGTTGTTCCAGTTGCTTGTCCAGCATACGGACGGCGTCCAGGTCGGCCACCTTTTTTCCCAGCTTGGCGTGATGCACGATGATCTCGACGAGCGCTTTGCCAATCATGCCGGGGTTCTCCGCGGCGAACTCGGCCACGTATGGGTGCTCCTCTTCAGCGCCCGCGGCAATCTCGGTCAGCTGCTCGCGACGCTGCGCGATGAACGCAACAGCCTGCTGCTCTTCAGCCTGAACGGCCTTCGCTTGCTCGGCGCGCTCGAAGCGCTCGAGACGCGCCTCCATCTCCACAATCTCGGGAGACTTCGGCTTCTTCTTGCCGTTGGAAGCGATGTGGATATTCAGCTCTTCGAGCCATTCCACCGGATCGCGCCCCGTGAGCTGGCGGATGCCCTCCAGGCCCTCTTTTGCGCCACCCGTGCGGATGGCGTTGAAGCCAGCATTGAGCTGCTGAACCTGCGCAACGAAGGCCTGCCGCTCGCGATGCGTCTCCGTCTTGATGCGCTCGCTCTTCTGCAGGTGCTTTTCGGCGGTGCCCCACACGTTGTGGGCCTTCTTGGTCATCTCCTGGGCCGCCTTGACGGTCGCCACGACGCGCGCGGCGCCCTTCTTGAGCGTCTCCGGCGTGAACGTAACACCTTCGCCGGTTAGATCTGAAAGGTCGTCCAGTGCCGTCGCGGCGGGCTTAGCGGCGGGAGCCGCCTTGGCCTCCTCCTTCGCCGGCTCGGCCTTGCTCTTGACGGGCTTCGCCGCCGGTGGCTCTTCGACCGTCTCGGTCTCTTCCTCTGGCGCATCCGCCGAGTCCAAGAGCGCGTGCATGTCGAGAATCTCAGGGCCTTCGGCCTCGGTGGTTGCTGCTACTTCGGTCATGATGGTGTCCTCACGCCGCCATCTGTTGGGCGGGTATCTGTGCAGGCGGGAGCGGGGCTCCGCCTCCGGGCGGCGGCTGCTGCGCAGCCTGCTCCGCCAAAAGCTTGTCGCGGAACGTCTTCACGTCCTCTGCCCACTGAATGACGAGCTCGACTTGCTCATGCGGGGCGCCCTCGCTCTCGAGCCGGTTAATCCGGTCGATTGCCTGCTTCCAAGCGAGGTCCAGCTGCAGGTACGGGTGCGGCATCGTGCTCGGCGAATCGCCGTCGCGCACGAGCGTGTTGAGCTTTTGCTCGATGTTCTTCAGCGCTGCGTTAGAGTCGCCCAGGATGGCGTCAATGTCGGGGAAGTCGAGCAACATCAGGCCTTGTTGAGGCGTGACGAGCTTCTGATTCATCATGTCGACGACGCGCTGCAGCTTCGCGCCAGGCGTCTGCGGCAAAAGGTTCGTCGGCCAGCACATCAGGTGCCACTTGGAGTCGTCTAGGTCGACGTCCTTCCACTTGATGCGCTTGAGGTCCTTCGCGCTGCCCCACATGACCTCGAAGTCGGGCACGTGCTCGGCCAGCATTCGGATCGCTTCGATGCAGATGTGCGCCAAGTCGATATGAAAGTCCTCCCAGGCGCGGAACACGTCGGTGTGCCGAATCGACTCGGTGTCTTGCAGCGCCTGGATTGCCACAGCCGCGTCAATGCCGGCGGGCTTCTTCGCGCTCGCGCTCAGCTCGCTCACGCCCTCTTGCTCGAAACACCACGTGATAATTCGCTGAATCTGCGCGATGTATTCAGCCGGCACGCTCTGTGGGGTGATGTACTGAATCGACGAGCCGGGCGGGCCGCTGCCTTCGATGATGCTGGCCCAGCTGTTGTTAATCTTGTCGGTGTTGATGCGCGCTTGCTTGTTGACGTAAACGAGCGGGCGCGCGTGAAGATTCATGATGCCGTCCACGCGCTTGAGCATGCGGTTGATGCTCAGCTGTGCGCCGATGAGGCGCTCAGGAACGGACTGCGACCAGAAGCCACGACGGCGCTTCTTCGGGCGGTAGAAAGCGATCGGCGGGTGGTTGAAGGGCCAGGCCTCGTCAGCGAGCGCCATGCGCTCAGAGTCACCATTCACGAGCACGATGGTGTGGCGGCCGTCGTGCTGCTTGCCAATCTCCCAAGCCTCGGGCTTGGAGCGGTCGACGCGACCAGAGGGCAAGTGCCACAGCTCAGCGACCACCACGCGGTCGCTGGTCTCCTCCTCGCTCGGCTGCTCGTCCTCGTCATACATCTCGGTGGGCGCAGGCGCCGCATTCCGGATGGCTTCCAGCGTCTCTTCGGGCTCTTCTTTGCAGAAGTCGAGCAGCTCAGCGCGGTCGACAGTCGTCACCACGGCCCAATTCTTGGGCTTGCCCAGCTGGGCGTCGCGCTTGTCGACGTACACATCTTGCGCGCGGATGCGCTCGAGCAGCACGCGCTTATTGGCGTAGTCCGGCGTCACCTTGCAGGCGCCAGCCTCAGAGGTCTCACCGTCCCAGCAGATGTGCTGGCCAAGCTCGCCGTAGATGCCGGCCTCTTGGAACAGGCCCTCGGTAGCCTGCTGCATGCCCTGCGCGTCCTCGCGCTCTTTCCACTGCCCGCGCTGGGTCAGAAAGAAAGGCCGGACCTTGTTCTGGTACACGTGCGACGCGCGCGTGTCGACGACAGAACCAATCGCGTTGAACGTCGCCGGGTCCATGCCCCACGTCGTCGCCGCAAGCAGACCAAGCTGGCGCGAAGCGTTGCCCTCGTACAGCGCCAAGCAATCGTCCGCGCGCTCGCGGCGCTCGGTCGCTTGTTTGCCGTAAAGACCGCTCGCCCACTTCCAAGCGAGCTGCGCCACCTCGTCCCCCTTGGCCCGGTGCCAAGGCTCTCTCGAGAGTGGAGGCGACTTCTTTACGCCGCGGTCACGCTGTTTCGACGCCATTCATCTCCGCGAGAAAGTGCTGCCTGCAGTGGGGACTGCCCAAGTGACCAGCAGGCGCGCTGCAACCGCGAGATACGCAAAGGCCCTTCGCGCGCTTCTCTTCGCGCTCTTTCTCAGCCTCAGCATCGGTCTTTCCCTCATCGCTCCCGCCTCCAACGAATTGGTGTGCCGGGTCCAGCTCCACTTCGAGCTGGAGCTCACCGCGCGCAATCCAAACGCGCTTCACGCCATGCTCGCGCATGTGCGCCGTCACCTCTTTCAAGAGGCCTAGAGTGGCCGCACCGCGCGGCTCGGGCTCGGACACGCCGTCGAATGTGCCTGACCGCGCAACGCTAGACCCACATTCTAGCCGGCTAGCCTGCTCGCGATGGTCTCCCATTGGTCCTTGTTCTTCGCATCGTCGACCTCAGCAAGCGCTCGCTTCAACCGACGGTCTCCGCCCAGCTCGTCGCTCAGCGGTGGCATTGGTGGGTGCGCAGCAAACAGCGCGAGCGGCGGCACGTAATCCCCGTGGCGCCCGTCCGCCGTGCGCGCGAGCTTCACGCGGTGCCCCGCCATGGTCGCGCGCTTTTGCGTCGAAACCAGGTCGCTGCGCAGCATCGGCTCGGGCGGAAGCTCGAGACAACCATTGGAGATGATGAGCTTAAGCGTCTCGCACATCTCCAGGAACTGCTCGGTGTTGTAATTCACGCTCTGCAGCGTCAAACCGTGCCGCTCGGCGATCACCGCCAGTAAATCTACGGCGTACTGGTCGGTAATGAGGTGCGAGACGCCGTATTCGGTGCAAACCGAGGCAATCTCTCCAAAGACATGGTCCGCATTGAGCGGGCTTGCCTTGGAACCAATCCACTGGCGCGCTAGCGCAATCTTGTAGACCGGCATGGCCCCGCCTGGCCCGCCGAAGCCCGTACAGGTCCCAATCGTGAGCGTCCAGCCGTTGCCGCGCGTCGCCGGGTCCATCATCGCCACGTATTGCAGCCGATCGTCTGGCGGCAGCACGAGCGGCAGCTCCCGAATCGCCCGCTCAATCTCGACGGAGCTGAAAAAAGCCTCCTCGGAGTCCAGGAACTCGCAAAGGACGTTGATTCGCCAGCTCGGCTCGTCGCTAGTCCTGAGGTATTCGCAGAACTCCGGCGTGTAGTGCACCGGATTCATCACCGGCCCCGGCGCCTTCACCACCAGGCATTGCGGCGTCGGCTTGCCGAAGCACTTTTTCACCAAGTCGTGAATCGGGCCCATTGGCGCGTAGGGCGAGCCGATGTCCAGAATCTGCCCGCCCCTCAGCACGCGCGCGCGGACAGCGCGGCGCGCCTCGTCGAGGTTCTTGACGCCGCCCGAAGCATTGGCCATGCGCGTGGCTTCGTCGAAAACGACCGTGGCGAACCAGCGGGAAACAAGCGTGCTGGCGTGCTTGGCGAGCGGCACCACCTTTACCTCGACCGGGACGCCAGTCGGGTGCCGTAACCACACCGAGTCATCCGTTGGCTCTTTGATGAGTAGCTGGCGCAGCAGTGGCCGCTGCTTCACGTTCAGCGAGATGTGATTAAACGTGGCCTTGGCCGCGTCCATGTCGGTGGACACCACCGGTACGCGCGGCACGTCGCCGGAGCTGAGCTTGCTCACGTCGCAATTCTGGCTAGCCCGCACGGAAGCGGCCGCGACAATCATGCTCTTGCCACCGCGCTCCGCGCCGAGAATGACCATCTCCTTCGGCATCCCGAGCAACGGTCGCACGCCGCCAAAAGCGGTCCGTACATCGGCGTCGTTCCACAGGTCGCCTAGGTCAATGCCGTCACTTGCGCGGCAGATTGCCCGCTGGACGTTCGTGGCATTCTCGATGCCGAAGCCGTCGCGGCTCGTAAAGAGCCGCTCGAGCGTAATCACCCGGTCAGGGCCTTTTTAGCCGCCAACACGATGATGCGCCGAGCCGCGTCGCGCTTGGTCGCGGAGCCCTTTACGGCCTCCACCACCTCACCGACGAGCTCAATCACTGGCGGAGCTAGCCGCTCGATAACATGAAGAATCGCGAGCGGGCTACTTGCCACGGCATGAAACCTCCAGCGCGTCCAGCCTATCGAGGCAGCTCTGTAGCGCAGCGCACGCGCGCACCGGAGTCGGCGCGCAGAGCGCCTCGCACTCAGCGACAATGGCAGCCGAGCGAGCTACCACCGCGTCAGGGTCGCAAGGCGCAACGTCTCTCGCGGCGCACTCGAACAAGAGCAGCGCGGACAGAGCCAGGTAGCGCATTACTTGCTCTTCTTCGGCCGTCCGCCCTTGTTCTTCTTCAGAACGCCCGGGGGCGCGATCGTGGTCTGAATGGGGGAGGGCTTCGGCGCCTCCGGGACGGCGGGAGCGATATCACTCTGGGCACCCTCGGGCGCCGAAGGTTCTGGCTCGACCGCAGGCGCCTCGGGCGCGCTCTCGACCGGGCTGCCCGGATAGTGCAAGCGGCCCTTGGCGACGCAGTCACTGAGCTGGATGCTGGTCAGGTGCAGCACGAGGCGCTTGTCGTCGAAGTCGTTCACGCCGTCCGTCAGGACTTGGACGTTGTAACAGCTGCCCCAAGAGCGCACGACCACAGCGGGACGTGACTGGCCGACTGCCTGCTTCTTGCAGTGGTCGGAAGCCTGGTACGTGTACAGCAGCTGACTGCCGACTTGAGCGGGTTGGGTCATGACGGTACGTGCTCCTGAACAATCTCGCCCAGAGTCAGCGTCGCGTCGGCGCGCTGCTTCTGGAATTCAACCTCGCGGACGACAAGCGCCCGCTCACAGATGAGCGTTAGTAACTCTTGAAACGGGGACCCGGCCGACTTCTCAGCCGTGAAGATTGCCTCGTCGAACGTGAAACCCGTGTAATAACGGCGCCTCTCGGCATCCATCAGCCCGATGCGATAGCCCTGGTTCGTGACGTTCGGCCCCATGAAGAAGCAGCCGAGCCCTGCACCCTTCAGCTGCTCGTTGATGCCGCGCACGAATGCGTGAATGAACTCGCCCTCTTCTTGGCTCCGCGGGTCTTGAGCGACCACCAGGTCCAGATACTCGGGCAGCTTGCTCTCGAACATCTGTCGCTGAAGGTCGCGCTTGCTGGGGGGCTTCCTACTCACGGTGCGTCCCCTCAACCGCACGCTCCTCGCGCTTGGCGGTCCGGTGCTGGCACCAATGGAGCGCCTCTTCGAGCTTGGTGATCGCGAGCGCGTTCTCCCGGCACTTGAACTTCGAGGCCTGGTAGTACTCGAGCCGGTCGAGCGCCGCCTGAATCACGCCCTCGACGAAAGCCCCGTTCGGCTCTTTGCGCTCGCCGTCACGGCCAAGCGGGCCGTTCTGCCAGCTAATCATGATGCCGGTCCCGGTCGTGGCACCGCCCGCGGGATTGCCGTTTTCGTCGTTGAAGTGTTGGCCGTTAATTGATTGTTTCATGTGGATAGTTCTCCGAAGGCGTCTTCGAGCGCCGTGCTCTTGCCCGGCTTCTTGTTGCGGCGGCTCTGCGCCTCTTTCGCGCAGAGCTCATGAGCGGCGAGCAGGTTCTGGCGGCTGGCGTTCTGCAGCTTGGAGCTGGACTCGAACAGGCCAGTGACAGTGTTGAGGGCGGAATCTTCGCCCGGGGTCTCGAGCAGCTTCACCGCCTCGCGGTACAGGTACTCAGCGGACGCGGCTTGAAAGCTGGCGAACTTCACCATCAGCGCCGGGGCGGGCCCGCACTCACCACCGCCAACGTCACGCGCGAGGCGCTGAACGTGGAAGCGATGAAAGGTCTGCGCGATGGCCTTGAAGTGCTTGAACTTGACGGTCTCCGGGATGCCGCACTGATTCAGCAGCTTGTTCGTGTCTTTTTTCGCCGCCCCGCCGAGCTTGGCGAAAGCATTCCCCGGCGCGAATCGATGCTTCCCCTTCGCGCCTTGGAGCATAACCGGCTCGCGGGTCGGAAAGATTTGTTCGGCGGGAATCGGCGCGTGTGGGGCCCCTGGCCCAAGAGCCCCCCCCGGGGGCAAATCGGGGATCGGGTCGGCGTTCCGTTCAGGGCGGAATGGTTCCAGCTGAGACGGAATCGCTTCCGCTGAGGCTGGATTCCGGCGCATCGGCGGCTCGTTTTCCCCGTATTCGTCAGGGTCAAACGGTATCCCAACAGGAAGGTGAGCGGCCGCTAGGACCTCTACACGAGGCTTTCCTGCTCCGTTGCCATGTCCTTTGACGAGCGCCACAAGGCCCAGAATCAGGCCATTGAGGCGTCACGACCCACAATCGCGCGCCAATTGAGACGATTCAAACACCAAACAGCATGAATCAGGCTGTTTTTGGCTCTGAAAGCCGGCTGGACGAGCCGGCGGCGGCGTGGTGGGTCAATTTTGACCCTGCCAAGGTGTCGTTTGAGTGGGTCATTCCAGACCCAGGTAGTTCGGCAGAGCGCGCCCCACAATCCACACCGTCGCACCACTACACCCTCACTTCAATCAAACCCCTCATGTGCTGCCAGCACGTGTGCTGGTTTGGTGTGCTGCTCCCCTAAAGGGGGGAGCAGGCAGCACACGCAATAACCTCGGGGCAGCACACGCAGCACACGCAAAAACCCCGAGCAGCACATAAGCAGCACACGCAGCACATTGGATTTTTGGCTGCAGCACACAAAGCAGCACAGTCTACAGCCCAGATACGCTATGTTTTCAGGAATGAGGGGTGTGCTGTTCATTGTGCTGTCTATGCTGCTGGGCGCTTGTCACACCGGTTATGACCCCAGCTGGGAGCGCACCGTGAGCCCGTCTGGCCGTCCGGCATTCATTCTTGAATGCAGCCGCACTGCATGGTGCATCGAGCTAGCTGGAGACCTTTGCCCCCGTGGCTACAGCGTTCTCAGCACCGGCACGCAAGGCGACTACGACCCAGCCAATCAAGTTGTAGAGAACACTGCTGCAGCCGCCACAGGGCGATGGCCTGCAAACATGAGCCGCAGCGTTAGCTACGCTGCCATTGAATGCGCGCGCCAAGAATCACCCAGCCTGCCACCGAAAGTCACGGTTACGAAGAACGCGCCGCCGCCCATGCTGCGAAAGCCGGTCGCGGTCGACTCTGGGCTCTAGTCGTCTTCATCGCGCTCAGTTGCCGTCGCGAAGTAGCAATGTGACTTGCCTGGCCCAGGAGAACGCCGAAGGTGCCCCTCTTCGACCAGCAGAGCAATCGCCCGATCGCTGAGCTTGTTGTCGCCCTTCACGTGTTCACGGATGCGGTTCTTGCCGATGCCAGGAAAGCGCGCCACTAGCTCTAGGATGCGCTTCTCAAGCAGTTGAGTCCCTTGTTCAACGCTTGGTCCATCCGCGCTCACGCAGGCTACACGCAGCCCGTAGCGCAGGCTCCCGCTGTCGTTGCTTAGCCCGTCGCCCACGGTCACTGCCAGCGCTGCCTCCGGAATGCATTCTGCCGGCAAGCTCACGTCCGTCACCTCGAGAGCGAAGTCCGGCGCTGTGCGGCCGGTGATGCGCGCCTTGTCATGAACCACGGTGGTCGGCCGGCCCTTCTCGCCGCCGAAGATGAACACGCCGCCGCAAGCGTCGAAGATGGCGCCCGAACCGCGAATAGCCATGGCCGCCATGCCGGTGTGCTCTTTGGAGGGCTTGCGAGCGTGGTGAATCACCATGAACACACAGCCGGTCGCCTCTGAGATGCGTGTGAGACCGTCCAGGTGCTTGCGCACATCGGAGCTATTCTCATCGCACGTGGGGAATGCAGCTTTAAGGGAATCAATGATGCAGAGGCGCTTGCCCTCGCACAGCTGACTCAGCCGCTCGAGCTCGCCGTCCGCGTCCAGGTAGGTGGGCGGGAGCGTGAGTAAGTCCAACTTGCCCGCGAGCTCGTCTTGCCAAACGCCCATCTCAATGGCCAGGCGCTGGTAGCGCAGCTGGGTCAGGTGGCGCCCCTGCTCGTAATCCACGTGGAGTACGCCGCCTTGGCCCACGTCGAACTTGCCCCACGCTTGGCGGCCTGCCGCGACCGCTAGTGCAAGGGACTGAAGGCTGACCGTCTTGCCACTGAATCCGTAGCCGGCGATCAGCGTGGGGGCGCCAGGCGCGATGCTGAGCTCTTTGCAGAGCCAGGGGATGTTGGGCAGCGCTGTGGCTAGTTCTGTCCATCCCAGGACGGCCCAGCCTTTTACGGGTGCCGCTGGCGTGTACCGGCGCGCCACGCCCTCGGCTACGCGCCGCACCTCGGGCTCATCGAGCGGAGGCCGGCAACGCGCTGCGTTTTCCTGGATGAGGGCAGCGGTAATCGCCGGAGCACCGAATCCACGGCGGCGCATGGCGCCTGCCATGACCGTCAGGGCGTCATTGCGGCCGCCGGACACGAATGCGTCAGCGGCCGCAGGCCCTTCAGCAAGGGCCTTTGCGCGCTTCTGGCGGGCACTGGCCAGGAACCACTTGGGGGCAGGCTCGGTGGTTTCGCCGCCGCCCACGTCCCACGAGTAGCGCCGGCCTGACTCGTGAAGGCTGGGCGGGGCGATCACGTATCCGCCCTCACCGCGCACGTCGAGGCCAGGCCCGACGAGCTCGACGCTGTTCGGCACGCGCTCGCCGTCGCTCAGCAGGTACCAATGCTCACCACCGGAGCCCGTCACCGAGCGGCGCGTGTCGGGCAAGTCCAGGCCATTGCTGGTACCGCCTTTGTCCGGGTCCACGTCGAGCACGACCAGGCCACCACCAGTCGCGACACCAATGTTTGCGTCGCTCCACTTGCCCCACCAGTCGCGTACCTGTTTCTCGTCGCCGCTCGCATCGGTGCAACCCTTCAGCGTGCGAGGGTGCTTTCCAATCGAGGTGCAGTCCAGCTTGTTGCAGCTGCAATGCGTGCCCGTCTTGCTCACTTTCGGTGTGTGGCACGGGAAAACCCGATAGCCCTGCGCCAACAGCTCGAGCGCGGCGTCTAGCATCACGGGGGACTTGGCTACGGGCATCACTTACGCACCTCGGCTTGCCTGGCCAAGCCGATGAGCATTTCGGCGAAGAGGGGGGGGGAGTGGATTGCTTGCTTGTGCGTCAAGCGAGGGCGGTCGTTTGCACGTCCGCGCAGGTGGTTCCCGCACCACGACACCAGCGCCTTGCATTCACGGTCCGGCGTGACACCCCAGAGAAGCTCAGGCGGCGCTTCGGCTCCCACGTAGTAGAGCCAAGTCGCTTTCTTGGCCATGTGCCCGTAGCGGCACTGCTCGACATAGCAAGTCCACTCGCCCGGCAAAGCGCCCGGTACCCAACCGCCACCGGTCGGCGGCTTTGGTAGACCGAAAGCTGGCCATGCTTTCGAGTAGGCCGGATGCTCGAGCACGCCGCCAACGCGCCGAAGCGTGGCGAGCGCAGAGGCAAAGCATCCGCCGTCGTCGCCAATCTTGTGGCCCCAACGAGCTTGCACAAGGCCAGCCAAGCGGCACCAGCGTGAGCAAGGCGGATGCGCCACCACCGGCGCCGGCCCCACGTACAGCCGCGCGTCACGGCTCTCGTCGAACCACTGTGAAACGAGCTTCGGGTACGGACCGCGCGGGTCGACATACAGGGCAACAGGCTCTCTCACTCATTCCCCACCATCGCCAGTCCAGCCTTTTCACGCAGCATCCGAAGCGCTTTGCGCACGTTGCCATCGCCGCGCTTGAAAGGCGGGCGACGGTCAGGGCGCGTCACACGCACGCGCGGCTTCCTCTCGACGGGCACGCCAGGCAAACAGTCGAAGCAGTCGCAGCGAGGGGCGTGGTTCATTGGCGTCTCCCGTAGCGGCGCAGACCCATTCGCTGCCGAAGCTTCCACATGTACAGCGCCGACATGGCGCGACTGAGCGGGGTGCTGGTCATGGCAACACCTTGAAAGAGAATTCCAAGCCGGGCGCGTCGTCGGCCATGATTCGAACCATGCTCATCCGGTTGTCTCCCAACGGGTAAGGGTTTCGCGCACTTACGAACAATCGACCGTGCACGCGCAGATATCCGGTTGACACCCACGATACAAGGCGCATAATGGTTGGACACTGAGCGGCCCGGTGCAGCGGAAACTGCCCGGGCCCAGCCAAAGTCGAAAGGGACTCTGACATGAACACTGTAATCCGAATCAAGACTCGCAACAACTCGGACGCCCGCAACTTCCGCCTGCTCGGCGACCTCGCCGACGTGAACCACAACGGTGGAAAGCTTGTGATCGCGCGTGTCGAGGCTGACGACGTCGAAGCCGTCAAGGCGCTGCTGGACGACAGCTACATGGTCGCGAGCTACGAGGTGCAGTCGTGAGCGCGGTCGCTGCGACGATCTACGAGGCCGGCAACGGCTTCCCGGACGTGGGCGACTACGTCCCGGGCGACGACGGCAACCTGTACCAGGTGACCGCGCTGGGCCCGCGCATCCAGACGGGCTCACGGTCGGGTGAGTCCAATCATATCCCATACTGCCGCGTGACTCTGGTCGATTGGTCGGCGTGCGAAGAGGGTGACGAGCACACTGCTCGCGCCGTGCTGGGCTCGGACGAGGAGGGCTGACCCGATGAGCCCCGCCAGCACCCACGACGTGCACCGCGGGGCTCTGCCCTTCCCGCGATCGCTGCCAGAATTCCAGCGCCTGTTCCCCGATGATGCGGCGTGCGGCGCGTACCTGGAGCGCTGCCGCTGGCCTGAGCTGTTCCGCTGCCCCGCGTGCGGCGTGGGCGGCGACCCATTCCGCTTTGCGGCGCGCCCCGGCGTGCTGCGTTGCCGGGCCTGCCGCAAGGACACGTCGCTCACGGCGGGGACCATCATGCACCGCACGCACAGCCCGCTCAGCACGTGGTTCTGGGCCGCCTATCTCGTGAGCACGCAGACCCCGGGCATGTCGGCCACGCAGTTTGCGCGGCAGCTGGGCCTGACCCGCTACGAGACGGCGTTCCAAATTCTCCACAAGCTCAGGGCCGCCATGATTCGCCCCAACGTGGACCGCATCGGCGGCGAAAACGTGGTTGTCGAGCTGGACGAGTCGCTGGTCGGCGGCGCAACGCGGGGCGAGGGCCGAGGCGTCCACCACAAGGTGTACCTTGCGGGCGCCGTGGAGAGCCTCCAGCGCGCTCCGGCTGTGGACGGCGGCAAGGTCAGCAAGAGCAAGCTCCGACGCAATGGCACGTACGCCGGGCGCCTGCGATTGCGTGTCCTGCCCGACCGTACGGCGCCGGGCCTGCTCGGCTTCGCGCGCGAGTCGATCGCCCAGGGCAGCTTTGTGCGGACCGACGACTTCCCGGGGTACGCGCAGCTCGATCTGGAATGCGGCGTGCGCCACTCGCCTGTGGCTGAGCGCGGCGACCCCGCCGTAGCCGAAGCGCATCTGCCGCTGATTCACTTGGTTTTCTCGAATTTCAAGGCTTGGTTGCAAGGCACTCACCATTCCGTCTCGCCAAAACACCTACAGGCCTACGCCTCAGAGTACGTTTTCCGCTTCAATCGCCGCTTCTATCCGTTCAACGGATTCCGATCTTTGCTGGGACTCGCTGCGACGCAGGAGTCGATGACGTACGACGGTCTGTATTCGGACGAGTGCGTACATCCGATAGCAGTCGGACCGTGGGAGTTAACCGGATGAGCATGATTCGAACCTCGTAGCCGGCAACGTGCGTGACGATGACTCCGCGCCGTTCAACGCTTTCAATCGTCATCGGCCGCTGCAGCTCTCGGCAGATTCTTTCCCAGAATCCGGGGCGGGTCAGCACGAGCGCAGCTCCGCGTGGGTTCTCAGCTCGACAGAGCGATGCGATATCCACAAGTGTGTCGAGAAACGGGGCTCCCTGACCGTTGAATGGCGTCATCCAATCCTCCTCGCGCGCGCCAAAGCGGGCAGCGCCTGTTGCGGGTCGTTAATCACTTCCGCGTAGCCGCCCATGCGGTTCACCAAGTCGCGGAACAGGCGCTGCAGCTCTGCGCGCTTCTTCTCAGTGCTCGCACCAACCTTCTTCAGCTCGATGGCGGTGAAGCGGGCAATCGTCTTGCCCACCATCTCTGGGGTGATGACGATCGAGACGAGCCCGACCAAGTCCGAGCTGCCTTCACAGAGCCCGTACTTGACGTTGCTGATCGCCCCCTGGGGCGAGACGAATTCGGCTTGCCCCACGTTGTTGCGGTAGAAGACGCAACCGGGCTGCGTTCCGAGCGCAAGGCGCACCTCATGCTGAATCTCTTTCTCTAGGCGGGACTTCATCGCTGCAGCTCCGGAAGTGGCGCCGTGATGGCGGCCAGGATGCGGAATGCAGCGGCGGGGGCGAACTCAGTGACCGGGCGATTGCCCCGGTCGCGGTTGCAGCCCATGCAGGCCGTCAGCAGGTTCTCTGTGGTGTTCGTCCCGCCCGCGCTGCGCGGCACCATGTGGTCGAGCGTGAGGCGCTCAGCGAGCGTGCCGCAGTAGATGCAGCGATGTCCGTCACGCGCGTAGATGCGCCGCCGCCGCACCTTGCCAATCCACTTCGAACCCTTGCCGGCGTTGCCAGCAGTGCGACCTCTAACCGGCATGTGACGCTCCCTCTTCTTTGATCCATTGCTGTGGCGGCCAGTACCCAAACCGAGCGCGGTACCGATGCATTGCCCACCCGGGCTTGTGACCAGACGCGGCGCCCTTCAGCAACTGCGAGCGAAAGAACGCGCGCTTGCTTGACTCGGGCGTGACGTTGTCGATTCGCGCTAGCTCAGCTTTCTTTTCGCGCGGCTGCTCAGCGACCGGAAACACGTACGAGCAGCGCTCGCACACCGCGCGCATGCGGAACACGGCTCCACACGACGGGCACTGGCGGACCGCTGGCAGCGCTTTGTCGACAGTGATCGGCTTCCCACTGAGCGAATAAATCCGCGAATCGTCGGGCATGCCGTGCTGGTGCACCGCCCCCTTGCAGTCGATGAGTAGGCAATCCTTCTTCCCTTCAGAAGGGCGACGGATGCGCCCAATCACCTGCAGGAACGTGGCCGCTGACGAGCAGCTGCGCGCCATCACGCACACTTCGACGGACGGACAATCCCAGCCCTCGGTCAGCACGAAAACGTTCACGAGCACCCGGATGCGCCCAGCGTCGAACGCCTCCAGCGTGGCCGCGCGCTCGTCAGCGTCCGTCTTGCCGTCGATGTAGCCGGCCTCATCGCCCCAAGTCCGCGCAAGCTCGCGGCCGTGCGCGACGCTGGAGGCGAAAACCACGGCCTTGCGGTTCGGCGCGTACTTCTCGAGCGACGCTACCGGGTCAATGATGTCCGAGCCTTCGAGCCGACACGGCGGACCGATTACGGTGATCGGAACCAGGTGCCCAGCTGCCACTAGCTCGGGGATGGTTGCGACCTCCAGCAGCTCATCGAACATGCCGTTCAGCCCCGTGCCGTCCGGACGCTGTGGGGTCGCGGTGAAGCCCGTCACCGGCACGCCGCGGTACGGCTCCATCAGCTTGTTCCATTCGACGCTGAGGTAGTGGTGGGCCTCGTCGGGGATGAGTAGCGACGCCTTGGGGCGCAGCTGGGGGCGAGCCAGCAGCGTCTGAATGCTGCACACCACGACCTTGGCGTTTTGATTGAAGCCGCCTTCGGCCGCGATGGCGCCCAGGTCGCGGATGCCCGCTTTCCAGAGCTTGTCGACGGCTTGCTTCACCAGCTCGATGCGGTGCGCAAGGCAGACCACCTGGCCCTCGCGGGCGTAGTGCAGCTGGGCAATCTTCGAGAGAATCACCGTCTTGCCGCTCCCCGTGGGCGAGACGAACAGGACGGAGCGCTTGCCGCGCTGAAAGGCTTCCCGTCCGCGCTCGATGGCGCGGAGCTGATAGTCGCGCAGCTCCATCAGAGGTCGTCCCTGGTCAGCACTAGCGCGCGCCGAAAGCTGTCTAGAGCGGCGGCTTCAATCTGTCGCCCACGCTCTTTCATAACGTTCATCAGATGAGCGACGCCCTCTAGGCTTAAAGGCCCATCGTCTGCCACGTCTAGCGAGCACGTCTCTGGCAGTTGTTCGAGCTCGAGCCCCGGGAACTTCTCCTTTAGCCCGCCAGCTTGAGACACCTCGAAGGCGAGGTGGTGTCGACAGCTCACCCACGGACACGGGCGCGGTCCGTTGACACAATCGCCGCGCGTTTTTGGGCGCCCCTCGTTGGGCGCCGTGACGACCCGTAGGTTATGGTGTTTCTTGCTCAGCCCACGCAGATCACGCAAGCTGATGGTCTGCGCGCGCTCGGACATGCTTGAGCGTGATTCGCGGTTTTCTGTGCCGCAGACAGAGCAGACAAACCGTGTCGTCTTGTCGAGCGCGACGGCGCTGCACTTGCGGCACACTTGCTTTGCGACGATGTAGCCTTTGGCTGTAGATGCCGTCATTTAACCCACGCCCCCCCCCACTCGAAGCCGAGCTGTTTCGGCGACACTTTGGCGCCCTTCGTGGGCGCGACAGGTCGCCCCGTGCTGCGCGGCACAATCGAAACCCAGTGCTCGGTTTTGTTCGCCCAAGCGCGGAGCCGTTCGAGGTCAGCGTCTACGATGCGCCAGTCGGCGCACGGCGCCTCGAGCCAGCCATGATTCAGGTTCGCTCTGTAGCTGCCCGCCATCGGGAAACGCAGCGCGACGATCGGACGCTTCGGGTCGTCGAAGCCGACGACGGTCGCGATCTTGGTCGCGCCGCCGCGGTGGACGATGCTGACTTCAGCGCTTTCCACGGCGCTTCTCTTTCAACCAGCGCTGAATGTCTTCTACGTCGAAGCGCGGGTATTCGCCGGGCTGTACGTAGGGGCAGCCCTCGGCCATCATTTTGCGCAGCGTGCCGCGCGAGATGCTGAGGGCCTTCATGATCTCAACCGAGCTCACGTGTGTCTTCACGCCGCGCGGTTGCGACAGGCGCTCGACCACCAGCGCGAGCTCTTCGCGCACGATGGTGCGCAGCGTGTCTTCAAGAGACACGGCGGTCCGCTCCGGCCAGGTCGACCAGTGGGAGCAACCAACGGAAACCATCCCGCGAGACGACTTGCGCAGCCGTCGGGCTCGCCAGCCGATGAAACTTCCCGCTGTAGCGGCGCCCGCTCGCGCTGATCCAAGAGACCGAATCCCCAGACTTCAAGGCCTTCATACGTTCAGTTCTCCTGGAAAAGTGCCTATTGCGCAGTGCGTCTCATTTTGAGAATCTGAGACTTCAGGCCCCAGAGGCGCCGCGCCGCATGGCGTAGCTGCACTGAACAGGCTGACGATGGTGTTGCATCTAGATACTGATGTCAAGATGCACCGTGGCTAACGTGTGAGGATCGCTCCGAGATGCCGAAGCAGAAGTTCAAAGCTCCGCTGGAGATGCAGGCGCTGCCAGAGCGCCTCGCGCTTGCGCTCAAAGAGGCGCACGTCTCTCAGAACGAGCTGGCGCGTCGAATCGGCGTGAGTTCACCAAGTATCGGCGCTCGGATGAGCGTCGACGGCTCGTCTGCGGCCATGTTTGTGCTGATCGCGAAGAAGCTAAACGTTCGCGTTGGCTGGCTCTTGGTGGGCGAAGGTGAGATGCGCGAGGAGCCGCCGCCTCAGCGCCATGTCCTCGCTCTCGAGCCAGACGCGACAGGTCTGAAGGAAGCAAAGCGACCCCGACGCTCGCGCGATTAGCCGGCCTCCCTGGTAGAAGCTGCCCCGCCACCCAGCCCCGTGCCGCTCAAACATAGCTAGCTGCCCCATTACAGTCACCTGAACGAGTGAGGCGCCCAGGCACATCCACATTTTTTATACGGTGCATCTTGACACCAGTATCTAGATGCAACAGTCTCTCCGACCATGAGCAGGAGAGAGCGGGATTCGAGTGCTTGCCGTTGTTGTGGGGGGCAGTCCGCTCCCACACCGCAGAACGTAGTCGGCGCGCAAGTCGCGCCTTTCGTCTACTTGCTGCTTTACAACTGCGCGTGCGGTTCAACCCGCGCAGTGACGCTCTGGGAAGCCTCGGACTTCGCCGCTGAGCGAGCGGCGTAGTGGCCGCGCTCGTTCACCAGGCGCTTCGCGCGCGCTGCGCGGAGCTTGCTGTCTATCTTCACGCGGGGGTTCTCCCGCTTGAACTGCTCGAAGAAGTAACAGAGCTCTCGCGCAAGGCGTGGGCGCTCAGGGAGAGCGACGATGCCTGACCAAGAAAAAGTATTAGTTTTGCGCACGTGCGCGTCCGACATGAGCGCGTACAACGGTTTCAAGTGGAAGGAATCTGGCGAGGTTTCGGCGCCAGATTGGCAACCCGAGCCGCGTTGCGGCCATGGTCTCCATGGCTTGCTCTGGGGTTGCGGCGACGGTGGTCTGCTCGGTAACGCGCTCGACGCAAAGTGGCTTGTCGTCGAGGTCGAAGCCGCTTCGATTGTCGAACTCGACGGCAAGGTGAAGTTCCCGAAGGGTGAAGTCATCTTCTGCGGCGACCGCAAGGGAGCGACGGAGCTCATCTCGGGCCGCGCGCCGAAGGCGAACCTGCCCATTGTTTGGCTTTCGATCACTGCGGGGGACAGAGGCACCGCGACTGCGGGGGACAGAGGCACCGCCACTGCGGGGTACAGAGGCACCGCGACTGCGGGGGACGACGGCACCGCCACTGCGGGGGACAGAGGCACCGCGACTGCGGGGAGCTACGGCACCGCCACTGCGGGGTACAGAGGCACCGCGACTGCGGGGGACAGAGGCACCGCGACTGCGAGGGACGGAGGCACCGCGACTGCGGGGGACGGAGGCACCCTGCAGATCAAACGCTACGACCCGGTCGCTGAACGGCATCGCATCGTCACGGGTTACGTCGGTGAAGACGGCATCGAAGCCAACGTGCCTTACACGCTCGACCAAAACGGCAAGCTCGTTCGGAAGGTGCCGTGATGCAGAAGTACCCCGATGGTGACTCTCGGCGCCTTGGTCCTAACTACAAGTCATACCAGGGAGCCACGAAGGCTTGCGTTGAGATGCGCGACCATCAAAACGAGCTCGCGCAGAAGAGAGGCTTTCGCTCGTACCTGGCGCTGCTCTTCGGTGCCAACCAGGCCGGCGACAAGGCGCCAAAGAAGCCATGGCGCAGCGCCGCTTACGCCGGCAAGACGCGCGCTCGCGAGGCCAAGCGCCTTGCCGAGCGCGCAGAAAGGCAGGCCTCCAATGGCTGAGCCTGTCCGTCTGCCCCTCATGACCAACAGTCGCGCGAAGTCGTTCCGACGCTGCGCGCGGCACCACCTCATCAGCTACCAGCAAGGTATCCGGCCTATCGAGAAAGCCGGCCCGCTTGGCTTCGGCGGCATCTTCCACAAGATGCTCGAGTCGTGGTGGCTGGCCGCGGAGCTCAAGCTAGAGGCGGCGCTCGCCACTCTCGAGCAGCAGGACATTCCGGATGAATTCGACCGCATTCGGCACCAAGAGCTGATGCTCGGCTACGACGCTCGTTGGGGCGCTGAGCCGGTACGAACGCTGCGCGTAGAGGCGCAATTCGAGTGCGAGCTGCGCAACCCGGAGACCGGACAGGCGTCGCGCACCTGGCGCCTAGGCGGCAAGCTTGACGCGATTGCGGAGCGCGACGGGCGCCCTTGGATTGTCGAGCACAAGACGACCACGGAAGACATCTCGCCGGGCTCGCCCTACTGGCGGATGCTCCGCCTCGACACCCAGGTGTCAACCTACTTCGTGGGTGCCGAATCTCTCGGTTTTGACGTAGAGGGGTGCATCTACGACGTGATTCGCAAGCCAAGCCTCAAGCGCCTGGAGGCTACGCCCGTCGAGTCGCGCAAGTTCAAGAAAGACGGGTCGCTGTACGCGAGCCAGCGCGATTGCGACGAGACGCCGGAGGAATTCCGCGAGCGCTTCCGGGCGCACGTCGGCGATCACCTTCAGGACTTGTTCCAGCGCGGCGACGTGTCGCGTGTCCCCGAGGAGCTTGCCGATTCAGCCTTCGACCTCTGGCAAACCGCGCGCCTCATTCGCGAAGCGGAGCTGGCCGAGCGGCATCCGCGTAACCCGGACTCGTGCCGTCAGTGGTCGCGATTCTGCGAATACTTCGACGTGTGCACGGGGGCGGCGTCGCTCGACGACGCCTCGCGATTCCGGAAGGTCGAGTCAGCAAACGAGGAGTTGGACAATGCAGCAGACCCAGCAACAGCAACCCAGTAAACCAGCGCGACGCATGACGCTTGCGAGCGTCACAAGCGATCGGCGCTTGCCGCCCGTGCGCGTGCTCATCTTTGGACCCGGCGGCGTAGGCAAGACGACCTTTGCCAGCGATGCCAAAGACGCCATCTTCATCAGCGCAGAGGACGGAGCGGATTACAAACAGGTTGCTCGCTTCCCCCCGGCGGAGTCGTGGCAGGACGTGCTCGACGCCATGAGCGAGCTTCGGGAGAGCGACCACAAGTACAAGACTCTCGTGCTCGATTCGGTCGATTGGATGGAGCAGCTCATCAGCACGCACGTCTGCGTGAAGAACAAGAAAGAGTCGCTCGAGTCGTTCGGTTACGGCGCCGGCTTCGCGCTCGTGTTCGACGAGATGCGCGCTTTCATCTCCCAGCTTGAGCGCCTCCGGCGCGACAAGAGCATGGCCGTCGTTGGCATCGCTCACTCGGCGGTGAGGGCGTTCAACAACCCGGAGGGCGACAATTACGATCGCTACGAGCTCAAACTCCAAGCCTCGAAGAACGCCAGCATTGCTGGACTGTGGAAGGAATGGCCCGACTTTCTGCTGTTCGCGAATTACGAAACCGCCACCACCAAAGAGAAAAACAAGCCGACCAAGGGCGAGAGCACGGGCCGGCGATTCGTCTTCACGCAGCGCTCAGCGGCTTACGACGCAAAGAGCCGCCTCGCGCTGCCTGACCAACTGCCGCTCGAGTGGAGCGCGTTCGCGCGCGCCGTGAAAGAGGCTTTCGAAAAGGAAGGACAGAAACCCAATGAGTGAGTTGCATGAAACGGGGCGCTTTCGCGCCAAAGCAGTGGAAGGCGCGTGGGGGCACACCAGCAACGGCACCGTTCAGGTCGCCATTCAGTTCCAGCTGGAAACCGACGCGAAGCTGACCTGGTACGGCTTCATGACCGAAAAGGCCGAGGAGCGAACCATGAATTCGCTGCTCGCTTGCGGCGTCACCGACCTGGAGACGCTCGCAGGGCTCGGCAGTGACGACGTGGAAGTCACCGTCGAGCACGACACCTACAACGAGAAAACGCGCGCCAAGATCGCCTGGGTCAATCGCCTCGGCGAGGGTGGCGTGGCGCTCAAGAGTAAAGCTTCGCCGCAAGAGGCAAAGTCCATGCTCTCGAAGCACAAGGGCAACTTTCTGAAGTTGCAGAAGGCCAACGGCGCCGCGCCTGCGAAGCCGAAGGCGCCGGCTGCGCAACAGAAGGACGATATCCCGTTCTGACGGGACGAGAGCCGCCTTCGGGCTCTCCGCCTGCTCACCAGGGACACCAGCCCTTCAATGGGATGTTTTTGGTGAGCAGGCGGAGAGGAAGAAGAGATGACCCCTACCGAACAGAAACATCTACTCGATTCGATCGCGCGCGCGCTCCATGGCTGGCCGGATGACGACTCGCGCCGTAGCTATGCCCCGAGTGAGCTGCCGGCTCTTGCCCGACGTTTGCGCCGCAAGGCAGAGGTGCTTGATGCGGCGCGCAGCGGAGCAGATGCTCCCGAAGTGGTTGCCGCCAAGGCGGACGGGTGCGAATACCCGAACCAGGATTAGGACCATGAGACAGCGCACCGGCACGATTCAGCACCGCGGCAAAGAGGGCCTCCTGTTCGCCCGCCACACCATCACGGTCGACGGTGTGAGCGTGCGCCGATGGTTCCCCCTCGGGACCACGTCCAAGGCGATCGCAAACGCCAAGAACAAGCAGCTGGTTGAGCAGCTGAAGCGCGGCGACATTCCCGACGTCGAAGAGACGCGTGACCTGGAGACGTGCTCGGCCGCCTTCGAGCGCATCGTGGAAGCCATGAAGGTCGACGGGCTGAAGAGCTGGAAGGACAAGCGCCAACGCCTGCGTGACTACGCCGAACCGGCGATCGGAAAGATGCGCATCGACACCGTGAAGACGCTGCACATCCGCGAAGTGCTCGACGCCTGCAAGGCGTCCGGCAAGAGCAAGCAAACGGTTGTCCATCTTCGAAACGACCTGAGCAGCGTCTTCGACAGCATGCGGCGCGACGAGCTGATCGAAAAGAACCCCGTCAGCCTGGTCAAGGTGCCCAAGTTTGTCACCGAAGACGAGCGCCCGCGGCAGATTCTCACAGACGAGGAATTTGTGCAGTTCATGGGCTGCACCGACGTATCGCTCCTACTCCGAACGATGGCCCTTGTTTCGCGTGTCTTCGGCGGCATGCGCACGGGCGACCTTCACGCCTGGCGCTGGGAGCACATCGACACCGCCGGCTGGAAAACGGCCAAGATTCGCCGGCCGAAGGTCCGGGGTCTTGTCCTGATCGAGATGCCGCCAGCATTGCTGCCGTGGCTCCAACTCTGGCGGCGCGAAAACGGCAGCCCGGCGACGGGGCCAGTGTTCCCGGTCGGCCGTGGTGAGCGCGCCAACGAGCACCGGGGGCACACCGGTTACGCGCGGCAGCTGCGCGCTGCGCTTCTGGTGGCCGGCGTGACGCGCGCGGAGCTTCACGCGAACGACGACGAAACCAAGCGCGTCGACTTCCACAGTTTTCGCCGGTCCTTCGTTACCGCGCTATCCGACTCGGATATCAACGCCCAACAGTCGATGCTCTTGGCGTCGCACACGAAGATGGAAACGCACATGCGTTACAACATGCAGGGACGTACCCGAGCACTCAAGACACCGGGAGCAATCGTCCCGAGCATGGGACAACTGGAAGCGACGCCGAAAAAGACTAAAGGGTCAGAACCTATTGATTCTGACCCTTTAGAAGCGGGGCGGACGGGACTCGAACCCGCGGCCTCCGGCGTGACAGAGCAGCGTGGAGCACGCTTCTTCCGACTTTTTGCTCCAAAGCTGGTTCCGCGTAGCACCCGTTTTTCCTGGGTGTCGCCTACGCGGGGACGATTGGCGTGGACGATTCCGGCGGGGACGCCGGTGGGAGTTTGGAATGCAAAAGTCTAAGAAGAAGGCCGTCCGCAAGGTGGTCAAGAGCAAGAGTGTGCGCGCGCGTCGGCTGGCCGTGGCGACCGTTTTGGTCCTCCGCACCTGCAGTGCCAACATGGTCTCTCACAAAGGTTTCAGGTGGCCTCAGAAGGGCGCCGTGAAGGCGCCGGACTGGCGCCCCGTTGCGGAGTGCGGGAACGGCTTGCACGGGCTCCTTTGGGGTGAGGGTGAGGGTGCGCACCTGGATTACAGCCTCACGGCCAAGTGGCTGGTTGTCGAGGTTCCGGCCAAGAGCATCGTTGACCTGAAGGGCAAGGTGAAGTTTCCGGCAGGCAAGGTGGTTTACTGCGGCACCCGGCTTGGCGCTACGAGCTTTATTGCTGCCAAGCGGCCAGGGGCCGCGATCTGCGGCGGCACCGCGACTGCGGGGGACAGAGGCACCGCCACTGCGGGGAGCTACGGCACCGCCACTGCGGGGAGCTACGGCACCGCCACTGCGGGGTACAGAGGCACCGCGACTGCGGGGGACGCCGGCACCGCCACTGCGGGGGACAGAGGCACCGCGACTGCGGGGAGCTACGGCAGGCTTGAGCTTCTCTACTGGGATGACAAGGCAAGCCGCTGCCGCAAAGCGCTCGCGTACGTGGGAGAGGGCGGCATCAAGCCCAACACCAAGTACAAGCTGAACGGCTCGGCGTTCGTCGAGGTGAAGCCGTGACGACCGCGGCAGAGCGGGCGAAAGCCGGGCGCTTCCCGCCGATCGCTTTCATCCGTGGTGACGCCACCAGGCCCGAGGGTGACGGCCTGAAGCTCATCCTCCATATTTGCAATGACGTGGGCGCTTGGGGCGCTGGCTTCGTGATGGCCATCTCGAAGCGCTGGAAAGCGCCACGCCAGTTCTACCTGGAGAGCCCGTTCTCCAGCCGCTTGAGCGTGATTCAGCCCGTGAAGGTGGAATCCGATATCGACGTAATCAACATGATTGCGCAGCACGGGTTTCCCAATAATGAGCAGCGGTGCGCGCTCGACTACCGCGCGCTGCACACGTGCTTGCGGCACGTCGCCTTCGCCTACGAGAGCCTGGAAAACGTCAGCATTCACATGCCGCGCATCGGCTGCGGCATCGCCGGGGGCGACTGGGCTCGCGTCGAGCTCATCATCCAAGAGACGCTCAGCAAGGCTGGCTTCCCGGTGACGGTGTACGACTTTCCGCCGAAAACCGCTAGCGGCCCGCTGGCATCTGCTCGCGAATCACTTTGACGATGCACTCGCCCTGAGCGTCCCCGCCGGGGAGTTGCTTGCAAGCATCCAGCGCACGGTCAAAGCCGCTGCGCTGGATTACTGTCGCGGCGGGGGCGGCGGTCGGCTCGGTGACTTTGGTCACGCCGTACGTGCCGCCAATGGCGCCTGCGAGCAGCAAGAGAGCCTTGCTCCCGAAGCCGTTCAGGACGGCCTTGAACGTCGCGACGAGCAGCTTAAGCTCGGCCACGTCGTCTTTCGTGGCGCAGTTCTCCAGTTGGCCTTCCACGTTCTCCAGGCGCCCCTCGATAGCGCGCATGCTCCGCGCGGCGCGCTGGAGAGGACCCTCGTCGCCATGGTCGCTCTTCTGAGGCAGGCGAGCGCCGGGAATGCCAGGGGCGTTTGGAGGGCTCACGATAGCCTTGCCATCACGGCCAGCGCCGCCGCTACGATGCTCACGAGCGCAGGCAGCCAAAGGTGTTGCTCAATCTTCGAGACGCGCGTGGTCAGGCTTTTCACGTCGGCGTGAAAGGCGAGTTGCCGCTGGCTGATGCTGTGGACGATGTCCCGAATCTCGTTCAGATCGGAGCGAAGCAACGGGGGGCGCTCAATCGGCGTAATGTCAGCGTCGGTGCTCATGCTGCCTCGTCTGGGGGCGGTGCGGGCTCGGTGTCGTTTTGCGCGACCAGCGAGTCTATGCCGTAAAAAGTGATGCCCTTGGAGTCCTGATGCCGATGGCGCGCTGCGTTCGGCGTGTTACCGGCCAGGTCGCCCCAGTCGCATTCATGGTTCCAGTATTCGACCACCATGTGGTGAGCGAACGGGTGCTCTTTGATGGCGATGTCACCCGGCTTCGGCCAAGGCACTCGATGCAGCCCCAGCGGGCCAATGAAGCCGACGCCGTCTCGCCAGTGAGCCTGCGTGGCGCCACCGAGGCGCAAAGCGTGAAGCGCGAAGCCGCCGCACCATTCGCGAGTTTTCGCGTACAAACGAACCTGTGCGTCCGACCAATCCGGCGGGAGCACATCACGCCAGATATCGAAAACCTCGGGCGAGCCTTTGCCGTAGGGGCCGAGAAGCGTCGTGGCGCAGTAGATGATTCGGTCGCGTTGGCTCATACCTAAGACTCTCGGGTTGTGGATGACGTGGCGCGCGCGGCAATGGTCGTGCTATGCAGGTTAGGCCCTGGATGAAAGCGACCCACGTGCGCGCCGGGGAACGCTGCCGGTAGTCCCGACGTGGAGTGGACGACGGCGGCCACTACGCGACCAATTCCATTTCGGTCTCAAGTAGGGTGGCAAAGAGCGAGGCCCCTTGGCGAGAAGGGTGCAAGCCGTCGGCCTGGTACCAGACGCCATCACCTGGCACGCCAGCCCATACGGCATTAATATCGATCACGCGATTAGCACCGCTGCCGCCAGACACGCGCCAAGCGTTTTGCGCATTGCGTTTGCTGAGAGCCAATGCAGGCTCTGCCCCGCCCGACCCATCGCCGCGAGGAATGATCGTAAAGAGAATCACGTGCCAGCCGACAGCCTTGCGGGCAGTGATGTAGTTTGCGAGGCTGGTACGGAGAGCGGACTCATCACCCGAGCCGTCGAGGCCTAGGTCGTTACCGCCGACATTGATTACCAAAATGTTGGCGTAGGCACCCGCCGAATAGTTGGCATCCACAGTAGAGGCGCGTGTCACGCACCCAGCAACGCCTGATCCGATGGCCGCCGCGTTGACGACAGTGGGCACGTTGTTGCTGTAAAACAGCACGTTGGGGTAGGCGTTCTCCCCTTGCGCGTTTGCCGGGTAGCTGTCCCCCTCGTGAGCAGCGCGGATCGCGCGCGACAGACGAATGTGGTGGATGGCTGCAAGTTGTGCGCGCGCAGTTGCCGCATCGGGCGCCGACAGCTTTCCGCCGTAAGTGAGGATTCGCGAGAACGACGCAACGGCCTTCGAAAACGTAGTGTTGGAGATTAGCAAGCCTAACACTGTGAAGCGCGTCAGACCGGTCGCCGTTCCAAATGCTCCGGTGCGTGACCCAATTAATACGCCGTCTCGACGCGTCTCGAGCAGCCCACCGCTCGTTGGATCGAAGCTGAACTCGTAGACATGATCGCGGACGTCACTCGCGTCGCCCAAATCAGTGGTCGTTGTCGCAGCGTTGGCGTCGTTGTTGCTGGCTACTTGCGTGTGATGTCCCGTGCCAGAATCAATCAGCTCGCGGTATGGGAATCCTGCCGTGTGTTTACTCGCTCCCACTAACGTCTGCGCGCCGCCGCCCGCAATATTGTTGAGGCGCCCCACGAAAAAAACGTGGAAGGCCTTGTCCGTGCCACCGAATAGCGCGGCGGCTAGGCTGGCATTCTCCATAACCTCCGTCGCGTTGCTGACAAGCGCTTTCCTGCCGCCCACGCCCCTGCACTGACCCGTCAGCGTGAATCCGCAGGCGCTGCGGCCGTGCTCGATCATGATCGGGCCGCTGAGTCCGGCCGACGTGTTGCGCGTGAGCGTGTAGCCGTTGCCGCTCGCGTCCACCAACGACTCGTTGAACGACCCATAGAGGCGCCCAACCGTGAAGCTGCTGGCCGCGAACGTTAGCGTGTCGCCGGAGCCGGGGATCGCGTAGATGCCATCGGCTGGGATCGTGACGCCGTCCTCTGGAGTCACGTAGGTGCGCCCCGATGTGCTCGACACACGAATTTTTCCGACGCCCCGGCCGCCCGTGGCGGCAATCTCGACGCGCCATGGCGTGGTCAGTGTGCCCGCAATCGTGATGACCGGGCCAGTACCCGAGAAGTCGCGCAGCGTCGTCCCATAGGTGGCCGCGTTCCGCGTGTCGTAGTCAGCGAATAGGACTGCGCTGCCTATGGACGCGGGGGCCCACTCGCCGATCGGCGACGCAACGCCCGCAGTCGTCGCAATCCTGCCGCGGTTGCTCGGATGCCCAGGCCTACGGCTGAACGCCGCGCCCTGCATTAGTCGCTCGACAGCGCAATGCGAGCCGAGCCAGTCGCGGAGCCGCCGCGCGAAAAGTAGAGCAGGCCGCCCTGCGGGGGTGTGGGGATGCGGCACTGATGGCTGGTGCTTGCCACCACAATGTCACCCAGCAGCTCACTCTGCGCGCCTGCGTTCGACGCTGCGATCGTGGCGTCTACGCCCGCGTGCGTCGACTTGTCGGTGAAAAGGAAGTGCAAGTCCCCGCCCACGGCGGTGATGCGTACGTACTTGCCCCAAAACGCTTCGGGAATCGGGTCGCAACTTCCACCAACGGCGAACGTGTAGAGGATGACACTGGAGACCGTGTTCGGCTGACCGTCCCCACCTTTGACGCGAAACTCGGGCGCTTTGACGTTTACGGCTTGGTATCCGAGTCCCATTGCTCACCTCTGCGAGACGCGCTGCGTCTCCGTCTGCATGTCGTCGGCGATCTTGGGCGAAAGCTGCATGGTGGACCCACTTTCGGGTTCGACCGTCTCGGGCAACGGGTCGTAAGCCGCCTGAACGTCCTGCGCATAAGCCGGCTGCATGCTCTTGTCGCCCGGAAAGTCGAAGACGAGCGAGAGCAGGATGCGCTGCTGAAACGGCATCTGGTCGCCGCGCTCCGCCGCGTAAGTCATGACACGCCCGCGCAGCTCGTTGAACGTTTCGGGGAACACGTTCTTGATGGCCTCGAGGCCTTGGCGGTCCATCTTGCCGTTTGACAAGTCGTCAATCACCTGGCCCGGAGCTGTGATGCCGCGCCAATACCTAAGAAACTTGTTCATCTCCGGCACCGGAACGCGCGTCTCTGTCAGGTCCGGCGTGAACGACGTTGCGGCGCGTGAGCTGATGGTGGGCAGCTTGGAGACCATGAATTGGTAGCCCTTGCCCACTTGAGCCTGGACGGCCGCCGCCAGGGCAGGGGACTCGGCCGAGAAGCGCTCAACCGGCGCTTGCAGGCGCGCCATGCCGCCCTCAGGAGTCTGGAAGTCTTGGACTGCGGCGACGGCCGTCGCGTAGCGCTTGGCCACTTCACCAGCTCCCAGCGCAAGCGGCGCGATAGAGCGCTTGGGCGCGTCCACAATCGCCCCCGCGAAACGCTTAGCGGCAGAGTCAATGCCGCTATTCATGCCCGCCACGCTGTCTGCCAGCACGGCCAGCGTCGAGCGTCCGCGCTCGCGGACGAGCTTGTGCGCGATGGCGCCAGCGATGCCGTAGCCGATGGCGCCAACGTTGCCCGAAAGCAGCGCGCCAATTCCCAGCCCGGTGCCGGTCGCGTAGTCCGAGGGCGAGACGGCACGGTTGCCCGCTTGCTGCAACTCGGACTTTTGAACCAAGTCCTCGATATCGCGAAGGTTTGAGTACTGCTTTTTCAGCCCCGTGTACGCCGTCACGTCGCCGCCGGTCGCGGCAATGGCCTGCTCGGCCGAGTTGTCGAGGTGCGTCGAAAGGAGGCGCTCGGCCTGCTCGAGCGCGGCCGCGTGCTCCGGCGCCTGTGCGGGGATGCCGCCGGCAGACGACTTGGGCGGCTGAAACACCTCACGCAAGTCGCGGCGCACCTGCTCGAGCTCGCGGAACGTCATGGGCTCCGGCGCGACGCGCGGGCGCATCTCGATCGAACCGTCGGGCATGCGCACACGCTGTGGCTCGGCCGTGGCGATCGCTTCGGTGGCCTCCACGCGCTCGCGCAGCCCCGAAAGCTGCTCTTCCACCTTGTCGGCGCGCGCGCGGATGGCGGGCACGTTCGACTCTTTGAGCGGCTTGAGAACCTGGCTATCGACCTCGGAGAGGTAAGTCTTCACGTCCGGAGCCAGGTCCGGGCGTTTCGCGAAAACCTCGTCGAGCTTTTGACGGATGGCGCCCAGCGCTTCGCCCGTTTCTTGGCGGGCATAAACCACGTCGTCAACCAAGTCTTCAGCCTTCACGGCCGCGCGAAACAGCTGCTGGCCTTGTCGCGGGCCCGTCTTGTATTCGTAGTGCAGCAGCTCTTGGCCCAGCTCGTCGATTCGCTTCTCGGCGGACTCGCCCGTGCGCCGGCCGACAATGCGCCGGAAGTCGCTCCCGCGGGCGCCCGCTGCCTTCAGCGCGCTCTCGTTCGCCAGCTCGCGCGCACCTTGGCGAAAACCCTTGGACTCGCTTAGCGCGCCCGCGGCGCCCTTTAGGCTGCCCGCGACGCCGCCAAGCACGGCGCCACCGGCACCACCCATCATGGCGCCTTCGCCCATGCTGGCCATGACCTTCTCGGCCGAAAGCTCTGTCCCATCGAGCGCGGCGCGCGAGACAGCTTGCCCGGCCCCGTAAAGGGAGCCTTCGACGGCGCCAGCGCCGCCTAGCGCCAGCGCTCGAGCGCCAGCACGGCCCAGTACACCAGCGCCTTCGCCGACGAGCCCAGCGACACCTGCCTCGGTTGCGCGCCCAAGCGCCGCAACGCCGCGCGCGGGGGCGCCAACGGCACCGAATAGGCCACCCGTAGCGAGCGAGCCGCCGATCGCACCAACCACCTCGCCAGCGCCAGACACCAATCGGTTCTCTTGCTGGCGAGCCTGAGCGCCCTTGCGGTAGTCGTCGCCGAGCGTGCCGACCAGAGCGGCGTCCGAGAGACCAAGCGTCGCGCCGCGCGCTACGCCTTCGGCTCCCGCGAGCGCCATCTGGCCGCCCGTGGTGTGCTCGCGGCGTGACTGCCGAGCGTCAGCCGTGCCGGCGCCTTCCACGCTGTAGCCGGCCGCCAGCGCGTGCTGGACGTTCTCCGCCGCAATCTTCACCGGCGCGCCCGTCTCGTCGAGCATGTTCAGGCTCGCGCCCTGCTCAACGAACGCCTTCCCGCTCGCTACGGCCGCATGTACCTGGTCGTCTGGGACGGCAGAGCCATCCTCGAAGAATACCTTGGGGCCAGCCATTACTCGTCGCTTTCGCCTGGCGGACGCATGACAGAGCCGGGCGCGTAGTCCGGAGTCGGGTGCAGGTCGTAACGGTCGACCTCGCGAATCTTGCCACTAGCGATGCGGCCCACCTCGTCGAGCTTGCGGCCCACGTCCTCAATCCGGAACATGTCCGTCGCCTTGCCGAAGTAGCCGTCCATGGCGTCTTGGAGGCCCTTATCGAGCGCGCCGGCTTGGGAAGCGTCTTTGTAGGTGAACATCATCTCCGACTTGATGGTGTCACCGGCCGCGCGCTCAGCCGCTGTCGGCTCGCGCTTGCCGACCGTGTCGGTGAGCGACTTGAGGCGCCCCGCCAGCGTTGAGAGTCGGTCGTTCGCCTTCACAACGTCTTGGAGCTTGCGCGCCTGAGTCGCGTCGCGCGCGAACTTGTACTGGCCGTCCGGCATGCGCACGAGGCGCTCACCGTCCTCTTTCTTGACCTTCGGTGGGCCGCCGGTGCCGACGTAGCGATCGGGAACGTACTGCCAGTTTTCCTGCAGCACCTTGCCTTTCTCCAGCTCAATCAGCTTCATCTTGGTGTCGGCGCGCTGCGCGCGGAGCTGGCTCGCCACTTGGTTGGCCTGCTGCAGGTACTCTTGGTCCTGAATCTTGCCCGCGCGGTTCTCCAGCACCTTTTCGGCCACGCCAATGCGGCGCATCTCCATGTCGAGCGACGCCGCTTCCGGCGTGCCGTACATGGCGATAGCCTTCGCGTAATCGTTGCGAGCAATCTCGCCGCGCTCTTTCGCGTCTTCATACGCGGCGCGCTGACTACTTATCTCGTCCATGATGGACTCACGGACCATCTGGTAGCCTTGGTTTTGCCCCCCAGTGAGCGCGGCGCTGTAGGCGCCAACAGCCATGGTGAGCGCGGCGCCGACGCGACCGAGAAAGCCGCGGTCGTCAATCACGTCCTGAACGCTCTGCGGACGCATCTTTTCGACTTCGCGATCGCGCTGGTCAATGAGGGATTGCTTGCTCGCAATCTGCTGGTCGGTGTGCTGGCGCTGAACCTGCTGACGGTCGAGCATCTTCTGTTGCTCGAGAATCTGCATTTCGCGCTTTTGCCGTAGCTCTTCGCGCTGAGTCGCAATCACGTCCGCGCTCAGCTCCAAGTCTTCTGCGTCGGTGTTGAGCGCATCGCCCTTCACGTCGTCGGGCACTTCTTGGCCAGGGACGCGCGTAAACGAGGCGCGCACGTCGCCGCCCTTAATCTTCTGAACGCGCTGCGGTGCGTAGCCAGGAATGCCCTGCTGCTGGACTTGCGCGCCGCCCAGCGGCACCAGGTTGCGCTTGGGGGCTGACTTAACGGTCTGCGGCGCTTCGGCCTGAATCTGCTGAATGCCCGCTTGCAGCGACGGGCGCGGCTTCCCGTCGGGCGTCGGCATCTCGCCCACCACCTTGAAGCCGCCCGGCGCATCGAGCGCGCTCGGGGGCGGCGGCGGACCGTAGCCGGGTTGCTGCGTTGGCTGCTGTGGCGCATTCAGCATGCCTTGGATGTGAGCAGCGTCGAATTCGGCCGTGGCATTCGGATCGAGCCCTGGGCCTTGCGGCATCGGCGGGATAGGCCGGTGTCCCATCTCTTCGAGCTGCGCGATCGGAAGCGGCGACGCGATGCGCGTGCCGTCGTCAAGAATCAAGTCGGTTAGCCCGTCGGGGCGCGGCTGGTACGCCATCAGAAGCCCGAAGCCTGTCGGCGATACGCCTCGTCTAGCGCGCCCACGTCCACGTCGCCTTGCGGGTGCCAGGCGTCGCCGTTGTTGTTCGACGCCAGCGCCCGCTTGATGGCCTGAATGTCGCGCTGCTGGTCGGACAGAGCCGCCGTGTTGAGCATCGTGAGGCGGCCCGGGTCTACGCGCTTCATGCCGTCTGGGCCAGTCGTGACGGTCGAAGCCGTGGCAGGCGACTTTTCCAAGTCCTGCGCCATCGGACCGTAGTGCGTGCCCGGAGCCGCGCCAGGCGCGCTCGGGTCTTTGTAGTTGTATGAAAAGCCCTGCGCGGGGCGCATATCGGTGCGCGGCGCAAAGCGTGTGCTCTGCGGCATGCTCGGATATTGGGTGTCGGGCATGTTGCCGCCCTGGTAGGCGTCGGCGAAGTCGCCGTGCGACGGCTTCCCGCCCAGCGCCGAATACGCCTGCGCAAGCTCGCCCCTCAGTGAAGAGATCTGCTTTTTGCTGTGCTCGTCGGACATCATCAGCCCGCCCGCCAAGCTCGTAAGCATGCCGGTATTGGCCGCGTCGCGCTGGGTGTCCGCTTGCTGATTCGCCGTCTGTGCTGCCAGGTACTGCTGCGCGCGCAGCTGCTCGAAGCCCATGTCTCCCTGCAGCTGCGAGTTGTAGGTCTGTCCCGCTTGACCCTGGTAGCCCAAGCCAACGTTCTGTGTCCCGAGCGCGTACTGATTCGCCTGACCCTGCATGGCCGCGTTGTAGTTTTGGCCCTGTGCGGTCGCCTGATTCGCTAGCTGTCCGGTGCCGAGCTGGAATTGCTGACCCTGGCCGATGGCCTGGTTCTGCAGCTGACCCTTGCCGAGGTCGTACTGCTGGCCCGCTTGCGTCGCCTGCTGGCCGAGGCCCTGCATGCTCGCGTTGTAGTTCTGGCCCTGCGCAATCGACTGATTGCCCAGCTGCTGCCCCGCCTGCCAAGCCTGTTGCTGTTGCTGCGCAGCGTTCTGCTGCTGCCCGGCCCAGCCAAGCGCGGCCGCGTCATTCTGCCCGCGGCTCTGCAGGTCAAGATTCGCGTCGAATTGGCCCTGGCCAATGCCCAGCTGCTGCTGCGACTGGTCTTGCCCGCGCGCCTGGCCGAGCACGCCCGCCGCGCCCTGCAGCGCGTTCAGGTCCTGCCCGCGGTAGCCCTGCAGCGCTGAAGACTCGGAATTCAGAGCGCCAAGCTGGCGGTTCTGCGCCGTGTCGTACTCTTGCGCGCGCAGCGTGCCGAGTTGCTGATTCGTTGCCTGCTGCGTCGCCGCGTTCTGGAACATGGCACCGCGAACGGCTTGCGTGTTGTTGCCGCGTCCCGAGCGCGCGAGCGCGAGCGAGCTGGCCATGCTCTGGTCGGCGCCAGCCTGCATCTGCGACTGCGCCGCGCTCGGACCGCTACCGGTCTGCGCAGCGAAGTCGCGTAGTCCCTGCGTCGCCTGGGCGCCGTAGTTGTCGTTTGCGCGGTAGCCAAGCGCTTGCGCGGCCTGCAGCTGCTGGGCGCGGCCCTGCGCCTCCAGGTTGCGATTCGCTCCGTTGTCGTAGCCGTACCCAGCGCCGCTCACGCCAACGTCGCCGCGCGCCATGGCCAGCGCTGACCGATCGCCGTACGTGTTGCCTTGATTGAAGGCCTGGCTCTGCAGGTTCGCAGCCTGGCCCTGCTGCGCGCCCGCGCGCGCAAGCCCAGCATCTGCGCCGGCAACGCCTTGCTGACCGTAGCCGAGCGCGCGCGCCTGCTGCACAGCATTGCCGGCCTGGCCCTGTGCCGCGAATTGGTCGCCAAGGCGCCCCTGAGCAGCCGCCGTGTTAGCGCCAAGCGCGCCGTATTGCGTTGCCGCCTGCTGAGCGTTGCCCAGGCCTTGCTGGCCCTGCGTGCGCAGGCTGTTGGCTGTCTGGAAACCCTGCGACTCGAGTCCGCCAGCATGCCCGGCCAGCTCGGCGCCACGCTGATTCGCGAAGCCGGCCTGGCCGCCCAGGTTGAAGTTCTGAGCGTCGGGGTTGTAGGCATTGACCGTCTCGGCGGAGAACATGTCGTCCATGCCTTTGCCGATGCCAATTACGCCCCCCTTGAAGCCGCCAATCCGCGCGTCCGCGGCGTCTTTATCGGCCTTGTCTTGGACCGGGTCGAATTCAGACGTGGGCCTATAGCCACCAGTTCCTGCGCCAGCCATCAGCGGAAGCCTTGCTTGAGACGCGGCATACCCGGGCGGGCGCGCGTATCCAGAGTCACACCATGCAGTACGAAGCCTTCATTCGCATTGCTACCGTTCTGGACTTCCGAGATGCGGAGCCCGCAGGCCCCGAACTTCTGAACAGGCAGGTCCCACTCGCGCCGAAGCGGATCGCCCGCGACGGCAACAGCGCCAAGATTCCAGAGCTTGGAATAGGCGAAGGCTTGAGAGTCATCCACCGAAAGCTCCATCTTCAGCGAGCAATCTGCGCGGTATTCGCCCAGCAGACCCACTTTCCTGACCCGGCCGTCCGCTTGCATGCCGTGCGGGCGCAGTGCTGCGGTTTCGACGCTAACCGGCACAAACAGTGAAGCGCGGTCGATGAAAACGGACGGGTTTTCCGCATCCAGCTTGGTCCCGTCATTGCTCGCGAGCAGTAGGCGCCCGTCGACCACCGCGCTCGAGACGTACTCTTCGCCGGGGGCGCCAGCTCCGGCGCGAATCGCCACCACGTCGGTGGTCCATTGCCCGTTCTGGGTATCGTAGCAAAGCAAGATGCCTGTCCCGCCGACGCCGCCCATGAGCGTGAAAACAACCAAGTTCTGCTCGCTCAGCAGGCGCGCGCTGGTCACGGTCGGATAGGCGCGCAGGAATTCTTGCGTGGCGAGTTGCGGCTGCGGCGAACCGATGCCGCGAGGCAGCAGGTACAGCAAGTCCGCTTTGCCTTGAAAAAAGAGACCGCCGGCCCATTCCACAAGGCTCCGCCACGTGGTCAAGCCAACGTCGCTCGGCAGAGCCTTCGGCTCGTCGAAAGAGCCGGCGCCGGTGTCGTCGGGGCCTGCGCCTGTAACGGTGAAAATCTGAGTGTCGGTGAAAGCCAGCGACACATCATCGAGCATGGCCACGCCGCGCACGCTCCCTGGAACGGCCTTGCGGAATGCCG